AGAAAGAGACCTTACACGAATAATTCCTGCTGTATCAACTTCAGTAGGAGCAATAGCGGCTCAGTTTTTAAAAGGGCCTCTTGATGAAATCGTTACGGTTTCAAGTGAGCAAGAATTAGTAGATACGTTTGGTAAGCCTACCTCAACTAACTTTGAGGACTTTTTTTGTGCTGCTAACTTTTTACAATATTCAAATGCTTTAAGAATAGTACGAGCACAAAATACTGGACTATCTAACGCTAACTCAAGCGGTAGTGCAATTACAATAAAAAACACACAAGATTATCAAGACAACTTTTCTGCTGGCCAAGCTTCAGTAGGAACTTTTGCTGCTCGAACAGCAGGCACACACGGAAACAACTTATTAGTATCAACTTGTCCAAGTGCTACGGCATACGAACAAACTTTATCAACATCTAATCAAATTAATGACACAGTAGCAGTTGGTGATACAACTGTAACTGTTGATAGTGGTGCGGCATTTAATGTAGGAGATATTGTTGAATTTTCCACAACTGCTGCTACTACAGATTTTGATTCAGGTCAAAAATATAGAATCACAGCTATTGCATCAAATGATTTAACAATAGTTCAACACCCTAGAGGTTCTGGCGGTTTAATTACAGCTTTTGTAGATAACGCTAGAATTAGAAGAAGATGGAGATTTTACGATCAAGTGGCTGGCGCTCCAGGCACATCACCATTTGCTTCTGATAGAAGCGGTGTAAATGATGAAATTCATATTGTTGTGATAGATGAAGATGGCGGTATTTCAGGCGTTCCAAATCAAGTATTAGAAATATTTGATTCTGCTTCAAAAGCAGCTGACGCTAAAACACCACAAGGCGACACTAATTATTATCCAGATGTAATATATAATAAGTCAAAATATATTTACTGGATGGATCATAATACAAGTGGTACAAACTGGGGCAATAATGCAACAGGCACCACATTTACAGCTGTAAACGTACCAACTAGCGAATCATTATCAGCTGGTTCAGATGGGTCTACAGTAACAGTTGGTCAAAAGTTAACTGCGTATGAAAAATTCCAAGACACTGAAACAGTTGATGTTGGATTAATTATAGCAGGAACTTGTTCAGCAACACATATTGATAATTTAATTAATATTGCTGAAAATAGAAAAGACTGTATAGCGTTTTGTTCTCCAGAAAGATCAGACGTTGTAAATGTAACTTCAGCAAACACTCAAACTCAAAACGTTATAGATTTTTATTCAACTATCAGATCATCTTCTTATGTTGTTTTTGATAGTGGATACAAATATCAATACGATAGATATAATGATGTTTATAGATTCGTGCCTTTAAACGGTGATTTGGCAGGCTTAGCAGCTAGAACAGATTTACTAGCAGACTCTTGGTATTCACCAGCGGGCTTTAACCGAGGTAATATAAGAGGAGCAGTTAAGTTAGCTTTTAATCCTAACAAAACACAAAGAGATGATTTATATAGAAGTAGAATTAATCCAGTGGTAACTTTCCCTGGTCAAGGCACTGTTCTGTTTGGTGATAAAACAGGATTAAGTGCTCCATCTGCTTTTGATAGAATTAATGTACGAAGATTGTTTATTACATTAGAAAAAGCAATATCTACGGCTTCTAAATTCCAATTGTTTGAATTTAATGACGAATTTACTAGAGCAAACTTTAGAAATATCGTTGATCCATTCTTACGAGAGGTACAAGGTAGACGTGGTATCACAGACTTTTTAGTAGTGTGTGATGAAACAAACAATACAGGTGATGTAATTGATAGAAATGAATTTATAGCAGAAATCTTTATTAAACCTGCTAGAAGTATCAACTTTATCACATTATCATTTGTAGCAACCAGAACTGGCGTATCCTTTGAGGAAGTCGCAAGTTAATAGAATAGAAGGAGAAAAATACAATGGCTAATATAACTGACTTCAAAGCTAAACTTGCTGGCGGTGGCGCTCGTGCCAATCAGTTTAAGGTAGTAATGCCTTTTCCTGGTTACGCTCAAGTTGGCGGCGAAATAGAAGACCTAGCTTTCTTATGTAGAGCAACAACTATACCGGCTATGACTATTGGAGAAGTTGACGTTAAATTTAGAGGTCGATCAATTAAAATAGCAGGAGATAGATCATTTGCACCTTGGAGTGTGACGGTTTATAACGATACAAACTTCAGGTTAAGAAATGCTTTTGAAAGATGGCAAAACGGTATCAATAATATGTCAGATAACGAAGGATTAACAAATCCAGCAGATTATCAAGTTGACGCATTTATTGATCATTTAGATAGAAACGGTAATACTGTTAAATCATACACATTAAGAGGAGCTTTTCCTTTAGAAGTAGGTTCAATTGATTTAACGTATGACGAACAAACAGCTATCGAACAGTTTGTTGTTTCTTTTGCTTATCAATTTTTTGAAAGTGGTACTACTACTTAAAAATATTATAAGTATTAAGTAGAAATTGAGGATATAAATTATGGCAGAACTATTTGGGTTTTCAATAACCCGAGTTAAAAAAGAGCAAGATCCAAAACAAAGCTTTAGTATACCTGTAGCGGATGACGGTGCAACAACCGTCTCCGCTGTAGGTGGTTACATGGGCCAGTTCCTTGATTTAGAGGGCACTGCCAAAAACGAAGCTGATCTTGTAAGAAGATACAGAGAAATTTCATTACATCCAGAGTGCGACACAGCAATAGATGATATTGTAAACGAAGCTATTGTTGTAAATGAAAACAATGATTCGGTAAGACCTATATTAACAAACCTTCCTTTTGGTAAAGACGTAAGAAGAAAAATTGAAGACGAATTTAAAAACGTTTTACTGTTAATGAATTTTAATACAAAAGGCCACGATATCTTTCGAAGATGGTATGTAGATGGTCGTATGTTTTATCAAAAAATTATTGATAGAGAAAATCCAAAAAACGGTATTGTAGAATTAAAGTATATTGATCCTAGAAAAATTAAAAAAGTTAGAGAAGTTAGAAGACAAAGAACACAAAAAAATTTAAACATTATAAACGAATATGAAGAATATTATATGTTTAATGAAAAAGGTGTGGCAGGAGCTATAACTGGCCAAGGTATTAGAATTGCTTTAGATACAATTGCTTATTGTAATTCTGGATTAGTAGATCAAAATAGAAATTTAGTTTTATCATATTTACACAAAGCAATTAAACCAGTAAATCAATTACGTATGATAGAAGACGCTGTAGTTATCTATCGTATCGCAAGAGCACCAGAAAGAAGAATTTTTTACATAGATGTAGGCAATTTACCAAAAATAAAAGCAGAACAATATTTACGAGATGTAATGGCTCGTTATAGAAATAAACTCGTTTATGATGCAGCAACAGGTGAGATACGTGATGATCGTAACTATATGAATATGTTAGAAGATTATTGGTTACCACGTAGAGAAGGCGGAAGAGGTACAGAAATTACTACATTACCTGGTGGTCAAAACTTAGGCGAGACTGCAGACATAGAGTATTTTCAAAAAAAATTATATCGATCTTTAAATGTTCCAATTACAAGATTAGAAGCTTCAACAGGATTTAATATTGGTAGAGCTGCTGAAATTAGTAGAGATGAATTAAAATTTACAAAGTTTGTAGGTAGATTAAGAAAAAAATTTACTGAACTATTTGACGATATTTTAAAAACTCAATTAGTATTAAAAGGTGTTATTTCTATTGAAGATTGGCCAACCATACAATCAAATATTAATTATGATTTTTTAAGTGATGGTCATTTTTCAGAACTAAAAGAAAGTGAAATGTTAAAAGATCGTATTGCTTTAGCGGATAGTATGAAAGAATATGTTGGTAAATATTTTTCTCACAAATATATACGTAGAAACGTATTAAAACAAAGTGATAGAGATATAGAAGAAATAGATAATGAAATACAAGGTGAAGCCTCAAAAACAAGTGAAATAGACACACAAGACGCTGATAAAGCAAAGTCTTTAATATAAATATAATAGGAGAAAAAAATGAGTGAAAACGTTAAAAATTTTATTGATAACTTATCATTAGGTCAAGCTGCTGAAGCTGGCGAAGCTTTTAAAAATGCTTTAAGAGATAAAGTTGGCGATGCTTTAGAATCAAAAAGAAAAGAATTAGCTGGCGTATTATTTCAAGGACAAGTAGAAGCAGAACCTTTTAGCGATCCTAAACCAGAGATTGCTGAACCAAGTGTTCAA